TGAATAAGTTAACAATGTACTCTGACTTTACGTCACGAGGAATTTTGTTTGAGCATTTAGTAAATAGAGAAACTAATCCTTTATCCCATAGTGAAGCTATTCGAGTAATTAGGGATTCTTTTGTGAACTATGACATTCCTACTCATCGAGGAGTTCAATGGTTGAATGACAAAGGATTAGTTTTCTTTACAAAGTACTACATTCGCATTCAATTAATCTTATTGAGATTAATGAAAGAGAACCCATTAAGAGCCGCTGCCATTGTTGCTTTAAACAGTTATCTCAATGTTCCGACAATTGTTCAAAGTTCAATATTGACAGGAAAGCTTCCTTTTCAGCCTGCCGGGAGTATTACTGAACTACCCGGAGCCAGCGACGATATAATAACTATCGCCGTAGCAAGAGACTTACTTGGTGGAGACTAAGCTTGATTAGAAAACATAGGAGGAGTTAATACGATATCAGCAGGATCTGGTTCTTTTTCTTCAGAGTCTGAAAATAACTTTTCTTCGGTAGCAATATCGACGACATCAGCCGAAGACTCATCTTCGGTTATTATCTCTTGTACAGCACTTGCCAACCATGCTTCTTTATCGATAACTTCGTAATCAACTTTTTCTTGGCTCTCTTGTAATTCTTCGTTACTAGGCCAATTGGCTTCTTCTAGTGCAATAGGGTTTAGGGGATGGTCTTCGCCTAGAGGTACAACAGTATTATCTACTTCTATTTCAACCGCTGCTGAAACACCATTACCTTTTCGACCTGCGGTAAATATAACTTTAGATATAGGCTGCTCAATACCCATTTTACGAACATAGTCAGTTATGCATTGTTCTATTTCTAATTGATCTAATTCAAGATTCATTATTGTTACCCTTAACGCCTGCATAGATAGTCGCTACTGCGTCTGCCATATGCTCGGCTGTTCCTGTTGTGATGACAGCTTTGCCATCTCTTTTATGTTTAGGCCAATTGGCCTCTTTATGTCGCTTTACCGCCCACTGAATCATTTCTTCTTTAGTGGCTTTTCGAGATCCGACTGTAGCCATCTTTACTTGGCTTTCTCTTAGTTCTGTAAAGTTATGTCCTGTAGCTTTTAAAGAACCGAGTATTCCTATACAAATACCATAGCCGACAGCGGCACGAGCAGATTGACTACCGTGCGGTACTTCAACGTAAATAAAGTCTGGTTTGTACCATCTAATTACATCGAAGACACCGCTCGCTAGTTGGGTAGCAGACAGTAAATCTTTATGACTTCTACTGATCTTTTTTGATGTCAGTTTTTCAGGTTTAATGATGTCTAAATCTGTAATACTAACTACGTCAGTTTTTTCGTTATAAAGACCTACTGCTATTCCCCAATTGCTCATGGAAGGGTCAAAACCTATGACCCTAGACACTACGCTCTGTCAGCAAAGATTTTACCTTCAGCTTGAGGGCCGCTTGTTGCAGTTGACGTTCCTGACGCTTGTGCGAAAACGGTAGACGGTTGCTTAGTCTGAGAGCTTTTTTCAGAACCGCCAGTCGAGTCTTTAGTCTTCCCAGTGTTTTGGGATTCCCATTGACTGTAGTATGCAGCTCGATCACTTCCTGCAAGAAGCTCAACAGAACTAATGAGGTCTGAATTCCTGAAGAACTTGTCGAGGTTGTTGACCTCAATAACTTTATCAGTTGCAACGTATTCACCACTATCATTCTTTGTTTGGTTGAACTTTCTTTCTTTGATAATTCCAATAGTAATTGGCTTATCAAGAAGATCAACAAAGGCTTCGACTGTAGTAGCAACATTAGTTTTACTATCATTATTCCAGACCTGTACTACTTTCCCCTCGACATTTTGTTTTGAAGATTCAGCGCCTGTGGCTAACAAGCACAAAGAATTGAAAGTGCTAAATCCTGGCAAGTAATGCTTTCGTTTGTCTGACTTACCAATGTAGTAATTTTTGTTACCTTTTGCATCTCCTGATAAAAGACAAAAGTTTTCGGAAATCTCCTTGCCTTCTTCTGTTTCCATGAAGACGTTTGCCCATACTGATCCTGCTTCTTTTTTCTCAATGTAAGCCATTTTTACAATGGCGTTTTTATAGAGGCCCGATTCTAATACATAGGATTTTGTATAATCCGTATCTTTATCAATAGAATCGTCCATTGCTAGTGCTGCTAATAGTGCTGACATATATTTACCTTGTTTAAAGTTTGTTTAGATTAATCTGCGTAATAGGCTATTAAACGATCCATCACCAATTGAATATTGTTATCGATGAATGTTTCTTTTGCCGTGAATAAATCAATAGGACTGCGTATTCGCTCTCCTACTGTTTCCTTGGTAAGCCTAGTCTGAAATACATATTTAAATCCGAGATTTCTATCTTCGTCAGAAATATTAAGAAGCTCTGACTCGTAAGATTCAATAGATTTCAGTGTCATTTTCTTGGACGCTACTACGCATGAAAAGTAACTCTCAAGACCTTGGTTTTTTAAAGAACCTTTGATTGGTATCTTTGTTTCCATTACATGAGTAGCTTCGTTCAGCGTGTCTAAGGTATGACCAGTGAAAATTACATTTTTGTTAGACTTGGCAACTTTAATTTGCATTAAGTCTTTCCAAAATTGTGCAAAATCACCCCAAGCTTTTTGTCCGTTAGTTGATGTCCTTACATATAGAGACTCATACATATCCATAAGATAGGTTGCTGAATCGATAACTATCGTGTGGTAATGCTCATCAAGAAGCATTTGGTCAAATGCCTCTAAGACTTCTAAGGGATCAGTGATAACGTGAGTATTGAAAGTGTTTTTAAACGGTAGTCTTTTCCCACTTTCTGTATTTAGATAAAGCACTCCTTCAGGGTTTTTTAAACCTGATAAAGATTGTGATTTACCTGATGCGGATTGACCGCAAATAATGACCAAATGATCATTAATTTTTACACTGGGTTCTGGCATTTAATTTCCTATTTTGGTTTAGTTAGTACTGGTGATTTTAGGTAGACCTACTTTAGAAGCGACACTACGCATAATAGTTTTATGAACCTCGCCTTCAGACAGAGGTTTATCTAACTTGCTATTGAGATCCATTATTTTGATGAGGCAATTTTCGTAGTCGTAATTGCTATCGACTAATACCATTGCATATCTAAGCAACATATTATTTCTATTGCCGTCCCCAGCATTGGCAAGATACCAACGCTCAAGATTATCCATCCCGGAATGCGTTACTTGTACTTTAAGAAAGTCATCGTTCTTAGTGGTTTTAGGAATGAAAGGTAGTACATCCAACATCTTTCCAGAGTTATTAATATTCTGGTATTCCCAGTTTTCAACTATCTCACCTTGCGGATCAATAACTTGATTACTTAACCACTTTTTGCATCGCTGTCCTGTTCCATCGTCTACGTTAAAAGGAAGCCACTTAAAGACGTTTTGCATAAATTCTTTGTAGTCTGGGGCATCTAGTTCTAACTTATAGTTGGTTGGGATAACGATTCTGTAACGATTTTCTTGATCCGTATGACGTTTAGTTGTGTAAAAGAGAGCCAAGTAATCTTTTAAAACAGATTTAGCTACTGTTAACGAAACGCTGTTTTCAACATCTAATACAAGAAGGTTAAAGCCTTTAATAGCGTGGTCTTCTTTACGGCGTGAATTCACAAAATGGTGGTTACACCAATGGCGACCAGGAAGGCTTGTTAATTCATGCAGTCTGTTGAACTGAGCTATTTCATTTACATAACCATCAGCTAAGTCATAAGAATGGCTAAGAACGCATTTAGTTAAATCAGTAGGCTGTAATACTTCGCCTTCAACAAATTCAATTCCTTCTTCAAACTTACGTTTAATACTGATGTTGTTTTGGTAGCCCCAGCTAATAGCTAATTGCATTAGCTCTTGCTTGGAACTAGCACTACCACGGTAATAAGGTAAGTCTTCTACTAGATCTGATTGAGTTACTGGCTGATCAGCAGAGCCTAAATACTTTGCTAATTTAACGTGCTTTCTATCACGAGTGAGAATCTTGTTGAAACTATGACCAGAATCTTCAACTAGCTTTACAGCATAATCAAAATACTCTTCAGTAATTTCAGTTGCGCCATCAATAAAAGCATAAGCTCCTGCAAGTTTTGTAGCTTTAAAATACCTGTGATCTAATTCTGCTTTACGCATTACATCGTGATCTGCAAGTTCTTCACTACGTCTTTGGCAATCGAGCCTATATTCAATAAACAGTAAAGTAGTATTTTCTGGCATCGAGAGTAATCGATGAGCATTAGATACATCAGATTGGCTTTTGAGTCTGTTAGCCAGATCAATAACAAATTGGTTTACTTGACCGTTTTTGGCTGCATCAAAAATTTCTTGTGCAGTCTGATTGAATTTCTTTTCGTGTGTCCGAGAATATCCAAACAAAGTGCGCCTACCAAGACCTCGCTCGATCAGGGCATAAAAATCTTCTTCAATTTTGCCGCCGTTCAATAATGAAGCTGGCGTACCAAATCCCAAGAAGTTTGCAGGAGTTCTACCCGGTATCTCTTGATGCCGTCTATTATCAGAAGTGTGCTTTACTAATTTAGCTTTGACTTTTCCTACGTCATATAAC